CCCATCAAAACGACCTTATCTGGCTTTTGATGTCTGGCGCACGCTCAACGCGCACCGCAAGCTTGTGTGTAAACCCACCAGTGGTTACACAAGCCTCACTGTGTTCTTCTTGCTCTAGGGCGAGCAAGGACACAAAGATGACTGTTCATAATGGTCTACAGATCATTCGGATTCGGTATGGAATTCCATACGTCGAATTACCGGATCTTGATGTAGATCACCTTGGCAGTTATCTCCAGTACCTTTTATTGCAGGGCAAGGTACGTGCCTCTGTGATTTTTCCTCGCGCTCACGGCCGGCGTGACGAGGAAGGGTTGGTCACCCTTAAACGACTGAGTCGCTATTCACGCTGGGAGTTCGCTCACAGCGTGAATTCAATTAAGCGCAACCTGCCATCGGGTTGTCGGCTCCACGTGCCCTCCGGGCGTTCGAAGTGGGAATCGAACGCCTTCTCTTCTCCCCCCCCTCCATCTTCTGAGTACTTAGCCTTTATTAAGGCTGAGATTACTCGACTCTTCCCCTCCTGTTGGGATAAGCAGTATGATTCTTTCGTTAAGAATCACTTACCCAACAGCACTGCGCGATTTAATCGCGAACGTGCTGATCGGCTTTGGGCCGGTAGGAGGGAAGAGTTCCGCCGTAGCTGTACTGAAGAAACGGCCTTACCGTATCCTCAGGGCAGGTACAAGGAAGTACTTTCCGCAGGGAAAGTACGTCCACTCCTCATTTATGACGAGTGGAACGATATCTTGGCTCCATTGCACAAGATGCTTTACAAGCATCTTGCCAGGACCACAGATTGGCTCCTTGTTGGTCCTCCAACGGCGGAAAAGATGGAATCTGTCTGTGTTGGACGTTATCAAACCTCTGTAGATTTGGTTAACGCCACTGACGGTCTGTCGCTTCGTGCGACAGAGGTGATCTTGGATTCGTTGTTTTTTGGTTCTACCAAATTACCGCGATCTGTTCGTAAGCTGGCTTACGAATCCCTCCACCCTGTGGTGGATGGGAAGATCGTCCGTCATGGACAGATGATGGGATCCTATCTCTCTTTCCCCCTTCTTTGTCTCCACAGTTATCTGGCTGCCCGATGGGCAGTAAGAGGCTGTGGGGATCATCGAATTCTGGTTAACGGAGATGACTGTGTCATCTCGTCCGACCTTCCGGTTCAGGCCCACCAGTACCCTTCGGGATACTGCCTGAATGACCAGAAGACAATTCGATCTGAGAATGTTGTAGAGGTCAACTCTACGGCATTTCTAAGGAGAGGGGGTGCTTGGCGAGAGGTCAAGCACCTTAGGAGAGGCGGATTTATTACGTCCTATGACGGGCTGATGCATGCTGCGGCAGCGGTCCGTCATTCGGTGGTGTGGACTGACGCTTTTGTCAGGTCACGTATAGGACGTAAATGGGGACTCCTTCCTTCCCAACTCGAGCTTACTCGCAAGAGTCGCGTCGCTTGGCGGCGCGAAACTACTATGAGGAAGACTCGGGTTTTCAGTCAACTTCCTACTTTAGACCAGCTAAAGTGTAACCCTCAGTTGGAGTGGGTTATGGGAGTTGCTGATCCAGATGAAAAAGAGGCCCTCGCGGACTTCTTTTGGACTTGGGGGAGGGATGGAGGAAAGAAGAGAGACGTATTTTCACCTTCCGTAGGTGAATTACGTCGGAGTTATAGGTATCGAAAGATACCTATTTGGAGCTCACTGTCTTTTGTCGGACAGTTACGCTCGCCCGTCGTTCCGGGTAATGGACGCTCCCGTTCGTATTTGGTTCCTACCGAGTATGAGTCGGAGAGGTACTTGGGGAGGCTTTGTGCCCTGGAGGCTTTCAGACGGCTTGCATGCCCGACTTGAGCAAACAGAGCAGTCATGGTGCCCTTGCCATTTATGGCGTCGCGGGGCCCAGGATGGGGCGCCTTTCATGTACGTGTCTGGTCCAGCCAGTACAGGGTGGTCGACTTTACTTGTCGTCGCCGGGTTAACCACTTCGGTGGGCTTACAAAGTCTCCGTATATGATTAACCGTTTGCTGCTGTTGCGGTGTTACCCGAAGAGCTAAGAACACGATGCCCGATTGAGGCACCGATAGAATCATTTCTCCGTCCCTCTGGCAGAGGGTTCAGTTCCCTGCGTTCCGGGAACGGGCTAGGAAATGAGGTTCGTAGCAGGTGCAGAGATAAAGAAATGAATCTGTACCTTTGCTTAGTAGGGCCAGCAGTGGCAAATGGGGAGCCTTCCTGGGTAGGAAGGGCTGTCGC